ATGTTTAAAAAATTCTCAGTTATTATCTCCACTATATTATTTATATTTGTTTTATCAGCATGTTCTTCTAATAAATCTTCAATATCTAAACAAACTAGCAAGAATGAAACTAATGAAATCCCAACTGAAGTAACAAGTTTTGTTACTAATTTTAACACCATTTTAGATAAAAAGGGTAGTTCTACAAATACAGAAAAACTCTCTAAAGATTTAAAGATTGTAAAAGAAAAAGGATATCAAGATAAGACTTTACATGTTGTTTCATTAATTGAAAACCAAAATATAAAAGATGATGGAACTGTTGAATTAGGTAATATGAAAAATTTCCGAGTTATTTTAGACGACAAACAAAAGGTAATACAAAAAATCACTTATTTAGGTGACGACCCAAATGTATTTTTATTTTCACTTGAATCATTAAAAATTGATGCAACTAAAGAAGTAAAAGACATGTTAGAGGACATTCGTATTAAAATTGATCGAAAGGACACAAAAGTAGAATCTGTGGCATATACCTCAAGCTATAAAGTCTCTTTCACTTATGATCCGAATAGTCCAACAGCATTATTAAATTTCTCGTTCGAGAAAAATAATTAAACAAAAAAGAGCTGAGTACACATTCAGCTCTTTTATTGAAATTCTGGTACAACATAGACTTTTATAAATACATCATGATTCATTGCGAATTTTTCTAATGTTTTCTGCCTGTGTTCTGTCACTGTAAAAAAATGAATGATGGGTATTTTCCCATTGTATTTATTTTTGTAATACGTTGTAAATTCACCATATCTCTTCATTTTCTCACTGTTAATATTCATCATTTGAGTCCGATCTATTTCAACAGCATTTAAAATTCCTTCTTCATCTCGGAATTTCACATCTGGAATAATTGTCTTCTTTTTATCATCTATTTTATAACGTATAGGTGTTTCTATCTGCCAGTCATCCGGACAAAACAGATAGAGCCACGCTTCATTTCTCATAAGGCTGTGCGCTAATCGAATTGTTGGTACTATTTTTTCTGTATCATCGAATAACGCACGCCCTTTTTTATTTAAGTAATATACATATTCTTTTTTGTACACGGTGCTATTAACAAATGCGCTTAAATCCTTTAATATACGGTTTGCATTTCTTATGCCGCCTAAATCATGTATAGCCATTAAATGCCTACGTGTAGCAAATTTCAACTTTCTAATCGAGGTCAAAATCATCATCTGACGATTCAATTTGATGTGAGTTTGTATGTTCATGTTTCTCCACCTCGTATTGTTTTAGTACATTCCACATCGTTTCATTGCTAATATAAGGAACTTGTATTTCAGTTAGCCTATCTGTTTTAAAAATCGCACGCCCAGGAATACTTTTTATTGATTCTAAACCTGGCTCATCGATAACAACACTTGAAGCCGTTTGAGTTGGTAATCTAAATCCTAGCTTCGCATCTGAATTTTGCTTAACTTGTCGCGGTAATGTATCTCCAGTCGGATATTGTGTACAAAAAATCAATCTGAAGCCAAGCGCCCCGCCAATCCTCGCTATATAAGAAAGCATTCTCTGACAAGCAATTAATAACTTTTGTTGCTCTTTGCTCATACTTTTATCCGGGCAAAGTTCAGCACCTTCATCCACTATGACAAAATGTCGTTCTTTTATATTTGTTTCTACAACGTTTGTATAGTGCCTTTCCTTCATATAGCACATTTTTTCTTCCATCTTTTTAAGAATTGTATTTAATACTTGAAACGCTTGAATCGGCTTTTCCGCTATAGATTCAACTTGCTTTAAATTTTGATATGGCCCGAATTCTAATCCGCCTTTTAAATCAACAATGTATAAATGCGTATGGTCTGATTGTGCTGTAATAAGAGATGTCATTATATTCTTTAAAAATACGGTTTTCCCCATACGTGTCAAACCGCCTAAAGTCATGTGTGGTGTTTTATCGAAATCATGATAAATTAACTCTTCTAAGCTTTGACCTATAGGTACAAGCCATTTCCCTTGTTCAACTAATGTTTTGGACCATTCCCACTTATTAGGTATGTCTTTATGAAATACTCGAATGCTTAATTTATAATTATCGTAATGGATCCGAACAGGTTTGTTTAATCCCTCGCTCACAACGTCCTCAACCTTTTGAATAATTTTGCTAGGCATACCTACAGGTAAAGTGTAAATATATGTTGTGCTGCGATCATCATCAATTTGTTTTTGAAACGTAGGATAATGCAACTTATCGTCCCTTTTAATAGCAATCCCACTCACCTCAAAAAAGACTTGGATTTTCTTTTTATCATGATCTTTTCGTTTGAACTTATCACTTACTAATCCATAAGTTAATGCTGCTGCGGGAACCAGTAGTAACTCCAACATAAACATTTCCCCCTTAAATATCCTATAAGGATATCATTGCACTCTTTTGGAATATAACGGGACAAGTCTTTCTTTATACCTTCTCTGTTGTCCCACCCTTCCATATTGTATTCCTTCATAGAAACATAACTAGAACATAACGTAGAAGGTATAAGAACGAGCCCGTGAGCGTTGTGTACAAAGTAATACGTGGAAGGCAATGAGGAACATTCTTCCCCATTTTTTCCGCTACCTTCATTGCAACTACTGACAAACCTGTTGCCGTCCAAATAACTACCGCTTCTCCTGCGATCGTCATACCTATTCCTCCTCTTCTTTTTCACGAAATATAATACCTTTTCTTGTAAGGACTGCATCATAACAGTCCATTAAAGTTTCCCAATTTAAAATATCTTCTTCCTCACCGTATAGATCCTCTTCAATAACCTGGGATAAACTGAAATATCTTTTATATTCCTTGTTATTAAACACTTCATGATTTTTCATATGATTCATAATTGATTCCGTTTCTGCTCTTGATCTGGATTCATTGTACATCGAGCGTAATTCCTTTGACGGATGAAGATATGGAGTTGTGTTCAGATGATTGTACTGCCAACGCATGTAATCCTCTCCCCTCTTGATGTCCTTAGTTCCACTTGGTATTCCTCGTGGTCTTGGTATAGGTATATGAACTAGAATGAAGGAATTTGCCTGTCCTACGAGAAAAAATACAAAAGACAAACATAAAAGAGGTGGTAACATGAAAAGCCGTTTAAAAGAAATTTTAGATAACCGAGGAATGAAATATAGTTTTGTAGCAAAAAAAGCAAACATCGCAAGCTCGACGATGTCAGCTTTAGTTAAAGGTGGATTACCTACCTTACCTGTTGCATATCGAATAGCTAAAGTGTTGGATATGCGTTTAGAAGATATTTGGATTGAAGATGATTATGAGGACAAATAAAAAAAGAGCCGCTCAACAACGGCTCTTTTTTTATAAAACTATTCTTTTGTAAGAAATAGCTTCATATCATCAGCCTTTCATTACATTTTTGTTGTCAATTTCACAAAGTATGACTAAAAGAATATAAAAAAATCTGAATATACACATTTACTTTTAAAACCGTATATTGTAATATATTGTATGTAAAAACAATATATAGGGAGGAATGGAAAAGATGTTAAAAAAACTTAGAAAGTTTATGGTCGTTGCTGCTGCAGCTATTATGTTATCTGTAGGGTTTGCAACCGCTGCACCTAATGAAGCTCATGCTGCTCATTGGGCTGATAAACAGATGAATTGGGCTATGAACAGAGGCTATATCACCGCTGACCTAAGAGATAATCTAGCTACTAGACAGGACGCATGGTTAATTCTAACGCGTGCAATAAAGGGACAAGGTGGATATGACTATAACTATGCACGCCAATTTTTAGGGTATCTTGATGTTACAGATGGTACAAGAGGCACTAACTGGGTTACTCGTGATGAAATGGCTGGTATGTTGTATCAATACAGACTAAAAAGTCCAGCATGGAATCCTGAAACTGGATTCTACAACTCAAATAATTGGGCTAAATCAGTTGGTATCTTTGATGGTACTCGTGGAAATGCTTTTGCCACAAGAGCTGAAGTTGTTAGTATGATATATAATGCATCGATAAATGGCAAACTAAAAAGAGTTTGATAATAATATTTTTATCAAAAAGAGAACTATTCTAAATGAGCTAATGAACTAATAAAAAGAGTATAAATAAAAAGGGCCCCCAATAGGACGGCTCTTTTTTTGTTCATAAAAATATTCTTTTATAAGAAATAACATCATACACAATTCCATTTTTCTATTAAGTTCACAAATTATTCCTAAAAGAATACCGTAAATCCCATTACATCTATTTACTTTATAATTTTAATATAGTAATATAACTAATGTAATAAACACATAGGGAAGGAATGGAAAAGATGTTAAAAAAACTCAAAAAATTCATGGTCGTTGCTGCTGCAGTTGTAACTTTATCTGCTGGATTTGCAACAGCCGCACCAAAAGAAGCGTCTGCACATTGGGCTGATCGTCAAATGGATTGGGCTATTAGGAACTATGTCGTTAAATTTGATATGAGAGACAGTCTGGCGTATCGAAAAGACGTTTGGATTATGATTGCTAATTATTCTCAAAGACGGTACAACACTTACGACCAAGCTCGCCAGTTTGTAATGAATCAAGGTATTTCTGACGGATCACGTGGAGATGATCGGATCACTCGTAATGAAATGGTAGGCATGCTCTATCAAAAGCGTTACAATAGCCCTGCATGGTCTCCTAAAGGCGGTTTCACTAATGCAATTGCATGGGGAACAGATAAAGGTATTTATGACGGTAGTCGTGGAAACGACTTTGCAACCAGAGCCGAAGTTATTACTATGCTATACAACTACACTGAAGGGGGTAAGTGGGGCTAATCGTATATCGACTAAGTCTCTAATCCAGTATACATAGATATATAGATAAAAAAAGAATGCTGTGTTTAAACTTAATGAACCGAAAAAATATCACATGTAATTCCATTTTATGTTAAGTTATAGGGAAGTAATGGAAAAGATGTTAAAAAAACTAAAAAAAACTATGGTCGTTGCTGCTGCAGCTGTTATGTTATCCACAGGTTTCGCAACTGTTGCACCAAACGAGGCTCATGCTGCTCATTGGGCGGACAAACAAATAACTTGGGCTTTTCAAAATGGAGTTATTACTGTAGATATGAGGGACAGCCTAACAACTCGACAAGACATGTGGGTAATGATGTTGCGTTATGAGTTCAAAAATGTTAATTATGATTATAATAACGCAAGAAATTATGTTATAGCACATGGTTATTCGGATGGGTCTAGAGGGACAAGCCGGGTGACTCGTAGCGAGGCTGCTGCAATGGTATCATCAATGGCCGGATATAAAAGTTTATGGAATTCAGCAACCGGATTCAGCGAGTCAGATAGACGTGCAAAGAGACTTGGTATTTTTGATGGTACACGCGGGAATGATTTTGCAACAAGAGCTGAAGTTATAAGTATGATTTATAACTCTCGTAACTTATAAAAGGATGCTAAAAAAAGGCTACTCATTACGAGTAGCCTTTTTTTCTTTCTATTAATGTATATTTATATAAAATTCATTAGCAGTTACATAGTATGTTTTACCTTTGCTGTTGTGTACTTTGTATTGTGATGATCCATTGACAGTTACTTTTGCGTCAATTGTAAAACCTAAACCTGCATCTACAGAACCAGCAACATCTTTATCCTGCCAAGATGGAGCATCATAGAAACGTAGATTGTTAACTTTTGAAACAACACGCTTTCCAACAATAGAAGAATCCACTGTACTTTTCTTATTAAACTTCACATAAGATGGATCGTTTTTAATCCATTGCTCACCGCCAAGATTTAACCAACCATCCTTTTCAGCCCACACAATATAAGATTCCGGTTTATTTAACTGACGAATCTTAGAATATCTTGTACCTGGCCCTTTACGTAAGTTAACGTTGTAACCTTCAATATAAGCAATACCATCTGTTACAGCCGTTGGAACCTCCGCTGGTTTAGATGGCTTATCAGGAACAGAAACTTCAACATTAGAGTTATTGTATGCACGTTGTACATCAGCACGGAATTGGGCTTCTGATACACCATGAGACTTTAAGTAATCAAGTGGGTCTTCATGATCTGTACCGCCAAGATATTTCGTCACATCGTAGTGAGTCCACAATCCTTTTTCTACTGATATTCCACGGTCGCGAAGGATTTTAGCCAATAATTTCACGTATTTATCATAGCTGCGTTTGAATTTTTCATAATCTCTTGTTTCACATAACTCCACATGAACAAATCGTTTATTCGCCCCTGGTCCAGCTCCATAAGCGATGTATTTCGTATCAGCAATTTGGATTGTTTCATTCCAATCAACTGCGTAATGTACAAATGCCGAGCGCCATGTACGAGACTCATATTTTTGAATGTTAATAGCTGGCGCTTCTGGAGTTGCTGTACTATGCGCCACAACGCCTTCATATGCACCAGCACCATTACGGTATGGTTGTTTAGGTAAATCAGGAATAATAAGCGTTCTATCAGCAAAAGCTCCTGTAGCAAAACTTAACAGGAGCAATAGAGTCATAAATACAGAGGAAGCCAGTTTAAAAGTTTTTTTCATTCAGCATCTTCTCCTTTTTCTTCGTGATCTGTCCAAATACCAAGTGATACACCTACTGCAAATACATAGGGGAGCAACTCTTCAATAAAGTTCTTTGCTTCAGGCATTCCGAATTTCGTAAATAGAAATCCGACCAATGAAAAAACCGCAACCCAGGTACGCCAGTTGCGGAATCGTTTTTTAATATTCTCTTTTGACATATTACATGCCACCTTTCATTAGTAATCCTAATAAACCAGCTACAATTGCTCCGATGATAATTCGTAAAATCCAAGTGGTATTGGCGCTGATTTTTTCGAGCTGTTTATTAATATTTACAATGTCCTTTTCATTGACAGTGGTACGTGTTTCTAGATTACGAATATCACGCTGCATATCTTTTTGATCTGACTTAATTTGGAGGATTTCTTGCTTTAAATCTTGAATTTCTTGCATTGGTTCAGCTCCTTTTCTAAAAATAAAAAAGCCTGCTATAAGCACGCTTCGGTTTGTTGCAAAAGCCGTATTTTGTTCAAAATAAAAAGCCCACTATTGTGTGCTATCGGTAATTAAATCTGCTCTTCCATTGTCAGTTAGGTATTTATCAATTCGTTCTTTATATACCTTCATTTTTACAATGATAAATGCATACGTAAAAACTTCATCGATTACTCGTTGTGCCATGTACTCAGCCATTTTGCGTCAGCTCCTTTTTATTAGATACTAGAAATAATTAATTCATCTAAAGCTTGCTGCATTAATTCTTGTTGCTTTTTAAGCTTATCAAGTTCACTTGGTTGTGGTATTTGTGGTTTATTCAACTCATCCAATTCTTCTTGCGTGATGGTTTCAATCCATTTTTCACCGTTCCAAACAGGTTTCCAGTTCGGTTGTGGCAAAGGTAGCTCCGTCGCATTATCAGGGATATCATAGACGTCTTTATGCCCAATCACATCTTCCTCTTCATACGGCACTTCTATATTGTCGTATACAGGGTATTCATAATCACCGACTTTTTCTGTTCCGATAACCACCGTTTCGATTCTCGTTTTAGTAACCATACCTCTTATTTCTTCTTGTCTTGGAAAAATAACATCATCGCCTACATAAGCTCCTGTTTCTTTGTTATATACATGTATTTGTTTCATATAATCCCTACTTCCTATAGATGATAAGATATACAGAATGATACGGATTTAACGTTATTCCACATCCAGTCTAGTGTTATTCTTCCGTCTGGTCGAACATTGATTTCACCAGCATATTTTTTTGAATCAGTGCTCAAATAAGCAACCGCAAATGCACAATTACTTGTTGGTCTTAAACCTGTTGGTAAATTAGCGATTGTCATGCTATCTGTTACGTTTGTTACAGACCCGACGATATATACTACATCGCCTTGCCGCATGTAACGAGGCGTATTTCCTGCATCTGTAGTTGCCCCATTAATGAGCGTTAGATTAGTCCATGCTACATCATTAATTTGTTTGAATGTACCTTCTACAATTAATTCTTTAGCTTTCACTTGAAATTTATCCATTTCCGAAATGTTGTAACCTGTAACGTAGATGCTCTTAGCTTTACTATCAAGCGTTCCGCTTTGGATATAGTTGAAATCCCCTTCATAAGGCATTGCACGCATCAGGCCACCACCATTTTGTAAAAGCAATGTTGTATCCTTTGTTCCAGGACGATTTATAGTCAACTGCCCTGTCATAGTATCGCCAGATTTGTTAAGCACCTTAGATGCATCTGCAAGTTCTACCCAAGCTCCCCAAGTCCCTGCTACCTGTAGTCTCATCCATGAAGTAGGTGATGTTGTCGTGATAAGGCTAGCGACTTGTTTAACGTAACCAGTACCACCATGCCGGATAACCTCTACGTAGTAGAATATATTAGAAGCTGTAGCTCCCGCTGGAGTGTTTAGCATATTCTGTCCTGAGTACTGTCCAGCGTTGACAATTGAGTTTAAATCTTGTCCTGAGATGAGCTTTGCTTTCCCGTCTGCTTGAGTGAATCCTGTGTATGCTTCTGATTTCTTTACAACGTCCGCCTTATCGACCGCTAGTTGCAAAGCATCTATCTGTTTCTTGAGATTATCAAATTCTGCAATATAGTTTTCTATTGGGATGTTCCCTTGTTTCACATCGTTTCCTAACGAAATACGTATATCTTGCGTTGTAAAACGTTCAGTCCCTTTTTCAAAAGCAAAGTAACCAATCCATACACCAGCACTTGATACAGCTTCTTTTGATACGATATACTCAAATATTCCATCTCTAGCATTCGTAACAACTGCATCGTCACGAACGAAATTACCGTAGGGGCTAATCGCTTCATACTTTACTACATAACCCGTTAAATCTACTGGTTTTCCTCGTTCTTTCAAAGGAACAATAATTTTAAATCCGTTTCGATCATTCTCCCTTGAACTTATCGTTCTCGTCATGCTCATGTTCGCTAGATCGATTAGCATCGTTTCCGTTCGCATGTTGCACCTCACCTTCTGCAATCATTAATCTGGCTTGTAAAACTGCATTCTCGTATTGTAATTTTGCATTCTCAGTTGCTAGAATTTGATTCGTCATTTGTAAGACTTGTATGTCTTTATTTGCCCCTAAATTCATATCATCCCTCCTTATTTATTAACCTTGGCTTGTAGTTCCTTAATCGCTGCTTCAGCCCCTTTTGACCAATTTTCTAACGCAATAATTGCTCTCATATTATTTTGCGCTTGATAATTCGCTGTGTTCGCTGTGCTTTCCACACCATTTAATTTTGTTCCAACGGAATCAATACGACTTCGATTATCGGATGCAAACGAAAAAGCCGCATCTGCACGACTACGACCATAACGACTGTCATTTACAATGTCTTCAATTTTCAACCCGTTGAGTGATACCCCGTTAAGTCCATTTGCATAAACTTCGCCCCAAACGTTTTTTGCATCTCCAAGCGCACCCTTACCGGATTCATTTGGTGCGAATCTCGCTCCGCCATTCATCCCTGTAAAATTTGTGAGACTCCAAGATTTACCGCGTATATCAGTATCAAATCGAGCCGCTGTGCCTCGGAACTCGATAGGTTGTTCAAAAATTGTAGTTCCCTTAAAAACCATGGTTGCATGCCAATATGCTGATGGAGCAAATGAATATAGGTCACCAAACTCCCCATCAACATATATTGTTTGCGTTACTGATCCGTCAGGATTTCGTTTACCTAAACTAATTGCGGCGTCTTTATTGGCTGTAGACTCAATTGTCCAATAGGATATTTCTCTTCCATCGGATGCTCGAGCTTGTGAGATTGTAGTTGATATTTTATTTGTAACCGAATAAAAATCAATCGCGGAACGGTCTAAGTCAATTTTGAAAGTGTTCTGGTGGGATGCCATTATTCCTGTTCGAATGTTATTGGCACTAAAAGCACCTACCACTCCTGCACTAGCCACAAAACCTTTAAATGTAAGGGCTTCGCTAATTGTATGTCCACCATCACGACTAATGCCAACTCCATTGCTATTAACAATCACCATGTTATTCTTATTTTCTTTGTCAATTGCAAGAATCCCATTTTCAAACTTTAACTCTGTCTGAGCACTTTTAATAGCTTCTGTAGCAAGTTTTACAGCTTCGTCGAGGACATTGTATTTAATCTTCCCATCATCTGTTACAATCTCACCAAGAGTCTTATTAACATTTTGAAGTAACGTACCGGCAAAGTCTTTTCTATAATTAGCTAATGTGACTCGACAAGAAATCGGATCTAAATTCGCGTCATATTCTTCTTCGATTTCCATAATACGTGTTTCAATATCGACATCCATTGGCTCATAAATAAGAAGGACTCTATCGCCTTCATTTGGGACAATGTATGGATATCCTGCTTTCCTCAAGTCCACAAAATCAATTGTGATACTTACAAGCGGTGTATCTTGGATTGCCTCTCTTAAAGCTCGATCTAGTCCTTCTGTTGTTGTGAAACGATCATCATTTATCTGTGGTGCTTCACTGAAACCAAATATATCTTTGTTAGGGCTTGTATATTCCCTCATTAACCCGTCTGCACCATATCCACGAATATAAGTACCAAGATTTTTTGTATCGACATTTCGTTCAAATGTTTTGATGTTAAAGTTATATCTGAATTGAAAGTCCGTATCTTCACCAATTTTAGTTCTGAATTTAACTTGATTTTTATCTATGGACATTTCAGCTTTATAACGCTCTAAGACTTTCTTTAATAAAGCTAATCGATTATCCTTGCCGAAATTTTGAAAGTCCTTAGCATAAAAATTTTCAATTGCTATTGGTTGGTATCCTGTATCTTTAAAAACAAAATTCAAAGCATCTAAAAATTGCATGCTCCCATCATGAACTTCGTATTTTTGTTTATTGATCATATTCACAAAGAAATCATGGATACATTCGACTTGCTTGTAATAGGTGTTGCCGATAGTTCTTTCTGTTAAAGATTTAATAACATACGTTTCATTTTTAAACTCAACTTTATGTTCTTCCTGGACCATTGGAAAGGAATGTTGATTCCCTTCGGTTGGCAAGATTAAAAAACTTATTATTTTTTCTCCATTTACTCGGCGAGTACATTTAAAACTTTTAAACCCTGTAAGTATTTCTGTATTCCCTTGTAAATCGGTAATTGTGAGAGTTTGCAACTTATCACTCCTTTCTTAGAAGTAATAAAAGCGAAAATCAAATGAAATAGAAAAAGCGCCTGTAGCGCCTGTAATTTCAAATTCATTAACTCCCGCATTCAATGAAATGACTTTTTTATTTGTATCTCGCACAATCGATAAGCTGTTTTTTGTGCTTCTTACCCGATCTAATCGAATAATATCATCCGCTGTTGTATTACCGTTATATGCCCATTCGTCTCCAGTTGTTTTATTTTTGATTTTCAACTTATCTGATACACCTTTAAACGTAATCAGTAATGGCGTGTGTGGGCTTCTTGGATCAATCTTCGCATCACCAGCATTATATACAGAAAATGAGTTTGTATTGTATACATATTCATTGTTCCCTGATTCTAAAGTGGTATAAACGGATTCTGAAAAAGTAGATGGTGATTTAAAAACTAAATCGATTTCTCCATAATTCCCACTAGCTTTAGGTTCAACTTCATATTTTGAAGCTACTCGGACTTTCCAACGTTTTTCAGGTTCCCTATTGGTTATCACATAAAATAACTCTTGTGAAGCAAACAAACGAAAGATAAAGTTTCGAATCCTATAAAATTCATCTATGTTTTTCGAAAAGAATACAATTTGTGATCGGATAGAATCTCTAGCTTCAAATCTTCCTCCTAAATCTATCACTCCATCCATTCCAGGGAAACGTTCTTCCTCATTATTAAATACTGGAGATGATGGTAAGAAATTAAGAACCATCATCTCTTCACTTGACGAAATTACAAAGAGTTCTCCACTTTCTTTTATTATTGTTAGCGTTTGTTCTCTCATCATCTAACACCTGCATTATATAAATTTGTTTCGAATCTCTGTCCTTGCAACAACTCTAGTGGTGATACTAACATTTCAGCTAAGACCATTCTATCAATAACAATCTGAATTGGTCTTTGTTGCGCAAGGTCTCTGTTACTATATGGCATATATTGCCCTTTATCTAAGTTATCGTTGTCTGGTCGGTATTGTATAACATTCGGATTATCAGATAACACCTCTCGCCATCTCGAAAGACTACCAACGTCATAGATTGAAAGACCCTCAAAACGTTCCATTTGGCGCCCGATTTCTCTAACCATATCGCGCATACTCTCAGGAATATGAGTAATCCAATCGTTTTGCCAATCTCCATCCACAAATATTGCATTAAAATATTTGGATAGTGGATCATCACCGTTAAAACTAAATATTTCTTCTGGTTTTATTGAGCGAATACCATCCATTGCACCCGATACTGTATCTTGTAGGGCATCTCGTACTACAGAATATTGACTCTTAATCCCAGCTGCAAGTCCTTGCGCCATTTGAACACCTGCAAATGTTAAATTCTTAGATTTTAGCGTATTTACAAGAGACTTATAAGCATTCGTCCCAAGAGTTCGACTTTCATTCTCTGCCATATAAGATGTTTTTTGAATACCCAGCGCAAACCCTTCACTAAAAGGTTTACCACCTTGATCCCTTGTTATCTTCGAGGGTGAGTTCACATTCAGAGTAGCCTTTAATGCTTCAAATGCCCCACGTGCTAAACTAGCTGCCACATTTTGCACATTCCACTCACCATTAGAAATGCCTCTAGCAAACCCACTGGAAAACGATTCACCCGGGCTAACAGAACTAACGCTTTTTAATCCGGAATTTCCACTCTCTGCTACATTAGAACCACTTGATTTAGCTTGTCCCTTTGTATTTTCAAGTCCTTGCGAGAATTCATTCCCACCTTTTTGACCGTGAGGGTTACCATTTATAGTGTTGAATCCTCCGTGAGCATTAGCCACTGCCTCTAGAGCGCTTCCTCTTATATAACCATTTTGGGAAACAATTCCACTGCTAACTCCTTGTCCACCCTGAATTCCAGCTGGGTTACCATTTATAGTTCCAAAGGCACCATGTGCACTAGCAACTACCTGTAAAGCGCTTCCTCTTATATAGCCATCTTGGCTCATTATCCCTTGCCCTAATTCATTCCCACTTTTACTTCCACCGCCACCATCAGTTGTACTACCCAAAACCCCTTCAACAGCTTGTTTTTTTCCTATCGTCGCATTCTCAGGAGCCGTATTACCAGAAATTCCATTAGCTTGTGTTTGACTGATATCAAATCCCACTTGCGTTAAGTCAAGCTTTGCCCCATTTTCAACCAATAAAGCAATTGCCTTTGCTGCTAGTTCAGCGTTAATGGAACCATTTTGCATACCTTGTACTAGCGTTTGCACATTGAATTGCCCTGCTTCTCCAAGATCAACTTGAACATTACTTTTAATATCTAATCCCATAGTCTGTGCGACTTGTTGTAATGGTAATGCTCCAATTTGCATTCCATTAATTAAAGTTTGTATGTTGTTTTGACCTTCTTGAGTGGCATCAACTTTCATTCCATTTTTAACGTTTTGTTGGAAGAATTGAAATACTGTATCAAATGACAATGTTCCATTCTGAAGTCCTGTTATCCACGAATCCATTGTCATTTTTCCATAGATACCAAGATCAATCGTGGTATTACCTTGCATATTTTTACTTAAGAATTCTCTTACTTCTCCTGTATCCTTAGTTTTGATGCCCTCAATCCACTTTTGCATAGACTCAATACCACTTTGTGAAAGGTCTACTTTATATACATCTTTTAATTTATTGGCATTGGCGGTTGCTACAGCCGAAGAATCTAATTCACCTTTTTGGAGTTTTTGTAAGAAAGTATCGATTGTAAATTGTCCAGCTGGTCCTAAATCAATTTTCATTTGTCCATCTATTTCTTTTGCCATCGATTCTGCCAAAAGTCGAGAGGATTCTGTTCCTTTCTGCAACTCCCCCACATACATGCCTATGCTTTCAATTCTTGATTTACCATACTGCAATTCAAATGCTAATAATTTATCTTTATGATCCTTTTCGGCTTTTTCTTGTTCACTATTAAAACGGTTAGAAACTTCTTCATAAGTTTCCTTCCCAAAAAGATATGCTTTTGTCTTTTCGACCCAACCTTTATTTTCAGCTTCTAGTTTATTGGCATTTGCCAAAACAATAGAAGCATCTTCAGCTTTTAAATGCTCTTCTAGCTTTTTAAATGCATCACCACGTATGGTTTGTAGATCCGATACATGCTTGGATTCATAAAGAGCAATAGCATCTAATGTAGCTTTACGTTGTTCCGGCGTGTATTTACCTGTGTTGAAAGCTTTTTCTACATTTTCACGCCAGCCTTTTGTTTGCTTTTCTAAAGATTTCACACCATCATCATATACTTTAATGATGCTCTCAAATCTTTTCTTACCTGCATCTACAGATAACATTCCACCAGCTTCTATTTCTTTTGAAATAGACGTGATTTCTTTAGCTTTTGTATAGAATTGTTGAACATTTTTATCAGCTACTTGTAAGGCTTGATCAAATTTTTGTGCGAAATCTTTTGGCATTTTCATGGTATCTCCTTGATACCTTTTAATACCTTCTTCTAAGATTTTTTCGGCTTGCGTAGCTACTTCGATTTCTTTATTAATAGAATCAATTACATTATTTCTAACTTGCTCCAAGGATTCTTTTGCACCTTCTGGAACAGTTCCCATCAGTTGACTAAACATTTTGTTAAACTCGCTTTTCTTACCTTCTAGCTCTTTAACAACTTCATTTGTCATTCGTTGAAAAGCCTTAATTGTTTCATCAGCTGCTTTATTTGCTTCTTCACCTGTTTTAAGTTTCAAATCAATCATATTATTAATTGCTTTATCTTTTAAATCTACATAAGCGCCAGCTGCTTTACTTGTTGCATCGCTCACTACTTGACCAAATTTACCTACTTGAGATTCAGCCTGTTTTGATTTCTCATTTAGATCAAATAATGCTATACCTAGTGCTCCGACAGCAAGAACAGCCCCTGTTATAGCTAAAGCTATTGGATTTGCTAATAAAGCACCAATTCCCATAGCCAGAAATCCTAACGCTGCCGTTACACCAGATATCCCAAAAGCTAACAAGGCACTTTTAGCAATCATTTGTTGTGAAGATTCATCTAAGTTATTAAACCAATCTACAACACCTTGAACACCCTCTACCACATCTACCAAAATAGGTAATAAGGCATCACCAAATGATTTTTTCAAAGTGTCTACAGCTCCACTTAACTGTTCAACTTTTCCTTTAGTAGTGTTCATTTTTGTCTCCGCAACTTCTAACGCTGTTACCTTGGACATTTCTATATACATATTTTTAACACCATTAGCCCCCTCTTTATAAAGGATGTTAGCGGCACGGATAGCATCAGATCCAAATAATGTATACATATAGGATTGTCTTTGTTCAGCCGTTAAGCCTTGCATTGCCATTTGGAGAATCTCAGCAATATCGGACATTTCTTTCAAATTCCCATTTGAATCAAAAAAGGCATTTGTCATAATTCCCGTCGAGAACGTTAACTTTTGAAATGCTTTTTCTGCTTTTTCAGAACCAACTTTTACACCAGCTTGTTTAGCTGCGTATTCGGATAAAGATCCAGTTACATCTTTAAATGAAGTTGAAGTTGGTTTAATACCTTTTTCTCCAAGAAACTGCATTGCCTTTCCAGTATCAATTGTTATTAATCCCAACTCACTAAACATATCGTATGCTTCGTTAGATTTAGGAATTAAGTTTGCAAGCATAGTTTTTAGTGAGGTACCTGCATCAGAACCTTTTAAACCGTTCTGTGCAAATAAAGCTAAGGCTGTTGTAGTATCTTTAAAACTTAGTCCTACACCCGCTGCCACCGCTGAAACCATCGATAAACCAAATTTCAATTCACTTACATTCGTTGCGGAAGCATTTGCTGCACCAGCCAATAGATCGGCTGCTTGAGCTACTGATAAATTATCGTCCTTGAACGCATTTAAAGCTGTCGAAGCAATTTCTGCTGCATCTCCCAATTCCAATTCCCCAGCTGTCGCTAGGTTAAGAGCGCCTTCTAAACCACCATTAATTATGTCAGTTAGACTTACCCCAGCTTTAATCAACTCTTCAATCCCTTGTCCTGCTTGTACAGAAGAATATTTTGTTTTTTCTCCCATTTCTACAGCAAGTTCACTAATCTTTTTCATTTCATCGCCAGTTGCACCAGAAACCGCTTGAATATCCGCCATCTTCTGCTCAAAGTTCATCGATTCTTTCACAGCCACCGCAAGTCCAGCTCCGATAACACCAGTCATTGCTGCAAAGGTTGTTCCGACTTGACCGCCAACGTCCTGCATTTTGTTCCCTGTATCACGCATCCGTTCTCCAGTACGATGAAGGCGATTCTGTTGTTCCGCTAATTCGCGGTTTGTTTCTCTTATCTCATTTTGAATACGCTCTTGAGCTGTTTCAGCACGATTCATAGCAATTGTATTGTTATCGATTTGCGTATTTAATCGCTGTAGCGCCTGACCGTTTGATGTATATTCAGCTTGAAGTTGCTTTAATTCTTGCTTCAATTGCTTAGCTTCTTGTGAATTACGTCCGAAGTTTTGTACAGCTTGGTTATACTGTGTTTCAAGGCGTTCCATCGATGCTGCCAATGTTAAATTCGATGCTTGTAATTGTTCTTGCTTTTGTCTTGCTTGTTCGATTTTTTGACGGTAATGCTCTACTTTTTGTCCTTGAAGAGTGAACTTTTCATTCAAATACGTTAATTTATTTTGTAACTGCTCTACAGAATTCCCAAGTAACCTAGCACGTTCGCTTGTTAAATTAAACTCAGAATCTAATAAACGTAAACCACGATTAACACCAGCAACACCATTTTCAAAACGTTGTGTATCAAGCGTGACCCGGGCGCCAATCTCCATATCTCCAGACATTTATCTCACCTACCTTTATAACCAAGCTGGTGCTTGATCAGCTGTTCGAACAACTTTCTTATCTTCTTGCTGTTTTTTGTAACCCATTGTTTTAAAAAAGAGAACTAAATCCATTTGATTTATATCTGCTTGAGATATGCCGGCATCTTGAAGCATGCTATAAATACCAAGCATCATTTCTGTCGGTTTGAATGGTTCCTTCTGTTTCTCGATTTCTTTTTTTTTGCTGAATTTGTCTTTGAATCAATGGCATTGATAATAGCAACAGATTCAGCAATACGCCCTACAATTGCTAAACAAATAGAGTAAATAGTAGAAGTTAAAAACCAAGCATGTATACCATCAAGGAAATCCTCTATCGTGAAACGATTACCAAACACTTTAACGACAAATTGAGTAGCTTCTTTTAATAAATCGAATGGAACAGTTTCAGCATTTAACTTTTCTGTCCACTCTGCCGCCGCAAACGCATCAGTAGCTGAAAGAAAATTAGGTAGAAAGAAAGTTTTTTTACCAGTAGATAAATTCAAAACTAATTTAAACGTTTCTGTTTTTTGTGTTTCTTGCATAATTGATTCTCCTTCCATAAATAAAAGGCACAGCATTACGCTGTACCTTTTCATTGTCAAATTTCTTTAATTTAAGGTCCTGCCACTACTGGTGGACTTGGTACTGTTTTGAACCAATTTGAAGCTACAGAAGCGTCTGCACCCGTTGATTCTTCATCCAAAATATGTCTCCAGTTCCCATCTTCACGTTGAATTGCTTTACATTTCACTTTGGATGATTGGAAGTTCGGTTTGTCTTCCGCTGTTTTGTGCTCATCCTCTGGAATTTCAAATTTTGTTTTATAGTAGCAATAGAATTTATTTTTTCCATTATCTTTTGGTAAACGATATAAAATTGCTACATAGGGTGCAATATCATTTACGTTATCGACAACTTGCCCTTTAACAACCTTCTTACCTAATACCTCCGCATACACTTCTAATGGTAATGAATCTACTTCGAATTCAAGTTCTACTCCACCAAAAGCTGAAGCTGTCGCTCGTGGACCACCTTCTGCGTAGAATGTAACAGATTCAGATTTAGGCGATGCTTTACCACTTACCGTGTAACCAATTCGTTTAGGTGTAGCATAGGTTGCTTTACCATCCGCTTCTGTTAATACTGCATAATGTAAATCTCTAAAATCGATTGGAATACCCATTGATTTTCCTCCTAAAGTTTAATGTCAGTACGAAACCTCATACCATAGTGGTATATTTTCGTATCTGATTCATATAAATTTGCTGTTGTAATACGCTGAAACCCTATATTTTTCATAGAAGTATTTACTGCTTCTTTTAGATCACCCTTAACAGGGCTAAACGACCAGATATCTATTTGAAATAAAATAGTGCTAGTAGATTCCGCACCCTCCGCGTATCTGCTAGCACTGTTATCTAATTCAGAATAAGTAATCCATGTTTTTCCGTTATCATCACCACGAACCATATTGTAGATATATTCTCCACCAATTTTCTCTACAATAAAAGGGTTCGTAAGAGCACGTAACACATCTCTTTCTAAAAATCTCATACGATATGCAATGCCGCTGCAAAGACATTTCGCATCTCATGAACTGCCTTTACTTCCGTGTGAGTTACTGTCTTTTCTATAAATCCTTTATGTGGTGGATGTGGCATTTTACTGGTTCCCCAGTTTTGGAATTTCATATAAAAGTGTGGGGAATTATCATCTTTCTCCCACCCCACACTAATTGATTTAACTCCATTCCGATTTTTTATTTTTCCGACAAGCACTTCGTCCTTTGCATGTTTACCTGTTCTCCATGATTCTTTTGGTGAAGATGGTTTCGGATGTGCACTTACTGGACTTTCTACCTCTAAAGCATCCCTTACTACCTCAGCACCTTTCTTTAATGCTGAGTTTTCAATTGTTTTTACACTTCTTCCTAAAGCTTCAAAACGTTGAATTGCTTCTTGTATTCCAAAGGTTGTTACTTCTGCCATATAGATCGCTCCTCGCAAACCAAGCATGTCTCTGTATGTTGTTCATCAACATCTACAACAGCTTTTATTTCAAAGAGTCGGTCATCGTACAAAACTCGCATTTTCGAATCAATTCCCCTACGAAATCGCATAAAAAAATTCACTGTACGTACAGCATTTTCGGTATTTCCAGCGAATATTTCATAGTTAAATCCCTTTCCAAATGGTGTTTTTGCTCTTGCCCAAACAGTGACAACATCTTTCCATTCGGATGGAATTGGATTCCCTTCTTCATCTTTTTTATTTGTAATTTCTTGTTGAATTGTTATTCGTTTATTTAATTTACTTGGATTCATGATTATCACCGTTATTATAGTCCCTTAATTGCAATATAGTAGTTTCTAATGACTGTTTTAATGCAGGGACATTTAATGACTTATCTTGATTCTCATAGTTTAATAAGACATGTGTAATTACTGCTATTTTATATAGCGTCTTTTCACTTTCGGGAACACCAGATTCCAGTAAAGATTCCTTTGCTCCATCGATAAGAAGTTGAATATCTATATCCTCTTCATCACCATCGATTTTCAATTTCCTTTTTAAAAGCTCTAACATATAATCACCTATGATCCTGAAGCATTGGTTTTCGCTGACAATTCAACGCTTAACGGAGAATTTAATCCGTTATTTCCAACAGCTTTCACTTGATAAGAATATGTTGTATCACCCGTTAACCCTGTGTCTTTATAGGTTGCTGTTATTGATGTCCCTACTTGTTTTCCATTGCGGAGTATCTGATACTCTTTAATTCCCCCATCATACACAACAGGAGACCAACTAATGTTGGCTGTTGTTACTGTTGCAGAATCAACTTTTAATCCTGTTGGTTCTTGGGGAGGATTAGGGTGTAGTCTGTACTTCAGCGATACGGAATGCTGATTTCAGTTTAATTTTATGGTCAAACCAAGCTGTTAAAACAAATAATTCAATACCTGTTTTCACATCTTTGTCACGATCATAAATCATATTTGGATCATAGTTGAAGTGAGAATATCGGAAATCACCAACAACTGGATTCACTGCTGAATCACAGAATTTAACTGGCTTCCCTAAAACTTGTTCTGGTTGAGCATTATATAAAGTTGCACTACCATTAGCAAGTGTTTCAATTATTTCTAGATAATCTGTGTAACGCATTTCAATAGTCGCATTTTCACGAAAATCTTCATGTAAATCTGCAACTGCTGACTTAATAGCTTTATATAAAGTTGCGCCTTTAACTGACTTAATGCCAGCTTTATAGAATGACATAGATTCTTCTCCAGCCTTAGGCGTTGTAGCGAATGCTACTTTCTTCTCTTTTGCTGCTAAACCACTTTCTAAAGCCTGATCTACAGTTTGTACTAAGTTTGTGTCTGTTGCAGCTAAAACAGTCTCTGAAATAGGTACAAAGACCTTAAATTTATTACGTCCGAAGGTTACAACATCACCTTCTGCTTTTAATTCATTTGCTGTTGCTGTATCAGCAATAAAATCATCGTCATCTAACGTAAATGTAACTTTAGGAATTTCAAGGTTAGTCACACTTGTAAATGTAGATACATCTCTTAATGGGTTTTTAACAAATGGTTCATGCAATAATTCATTCGTCATTGTGCTTGGGAGAATTTTTTCTCCTCCTGTTGAATTTTTATCACCAAGAGCAGCTCTTGCTTCTTGTGATAATGTACCTCCACGAATTGTAGCGCGAACTAATTCTGCTTTCGCTGCAATTACCTTTTGTTTTGGATCTTCAATAGATTGCAAACCAGTTTGAGTTTGGAATTGTGCTTTTTGTTCTGCTTCCAGAGTGTCATGTTGTTCTTTAATTACATTAAAACGCATTTGAAGATCTTTCTTAGACTGTTGTAATGCTTGAAGACTCTCCATAGTTGTGGCTGGATCAATTGCTTTCTGGGACAGCTCACTCTCTACTTTTTGTAATTGTTGACCAATAGTAGATAAATTTTGTTTTAGTTCAAATAATGTATTCTTTGAAAAGTGTTGCAAGTTACCAATAGATAATCGAAATTTATTTTTCATTTTCATGAACGAATTCCTCCTAAAATTGTGTTTATATAGTCCGCGTTAGCTTTCGCTTCTTCGGCAATTTTTTGTCGTTCTAACATTTCGTTTGGTGATATGTTAGCTTGTGTATTTACTAATTGTTGTGGAACATTTTTGTATTCCTTCATCCATTTTTCATCTAAACATGCTGCGGCATTATTTGCTGGGATAATTTCATCACAAAGCCCGTACTCTATTGCTTCTTCAGCCGATAACCAGGTCTCTGCATCTAGTAATTGTTTTAATACATCTGCATCTAACTTATCACCAGCACGAGTTAAATAGTGTTGCACCATCGATTGATTAATACGTTCAATGTCATCCGCTGCTTTACGTAGTTGTTCGGCATTTCCTGATGCGTATGTCCACGCGTTGTGAACCATCAACATTGAATTAGCATACATAATGATTTTGTCAGAAATCATTGGTAATACTGATGCACATGAAGCACCTATGCCATCAATATATGAGATGACCTTTGCTGGATGTCTTTGTAACATTGCAATAATTGCCATTGTTTCAAAGACCGATCCACCTGGACTATTGATGTAAAGATTAATCGTTTCAATACCATCACCTAATTCATCCAGTTCATTTTTGAAAGTAATAGACGATACCTCACCATACTCTTCCCATGCATACTTTGTAATTTCTCCATAAATAAAAACATCTGCCGATTTACCATTGGCTGATGCTTTCATTTGAAAAAACTTATTTTGTTTGTTCTTTGCCACCGTTTTTCACCCCCTTCCGTTGAGTTGGATCCATGTCAATTGGATATAGATCACCACTTACCCAAAGTTTCGAAGCATTACCACCAACAGGTGGCTCGTCTTCTTTTTGGCGCACATCATCTTGTGATAACCATCCACTCCTAATTGCGGCTTGATAATAAGCTGTTCTTGAAGCCGTATCACCTCTTAACAGCCCTCCAAGGTTGAATTTAAAGTAATGTCCCTCTTGCCGTTCTTTTTTATTTAGCAACTTACGGTTCATTTCTTGCTCATACTGACGAACAATAGGAGTTAGAGTCATTTGAACAAACTGAATCATCAACTGTTCATTACTGCTATAACTTTGTCCTTCAGTGTCATTTAAAAATGTAACCGGAACATTAAAAACGTTAGCAACTCGTGAACGTGTAATTCGTTCTGATGCTAACGTGTCTGAAGCAAAGTATTTCCGCTGCATTTCATCTATATTTACACCTGGTTCTCTAAATAAAATGCCGCCATTTTCTTGATAAAAACGTCTAAAGTCATCAATGATCCTTTGTCTCTTATCACTATCCACGTTCGCTCCATACTCCAAAATGAAACTATCCTTCTTCTGCATTTCTGACAAACTAAATTCTTGTACTGCCTTATCATATTCAAGAGTATTTCTCAAAACATCAATTGGACAAATACCTTTCCATCTTGAAATGCCTGTGATGTGTTTGACATGAAACATGTTCATATTGTGGATGTAGTACGTTCCTTCAATCCCACGTACCTCATACCACAAATTATTATCATCCGTGTTTAAAAAAGGCGTTACATAAGCGGATTCAATAGGGATTAACGACTCCACTTGAAATCGAATATCACGAATGATAGCTGCATATCCATTTCCAGTTTCATTTCTTGAAACTTCAATTTTATTTATCCATTCAAATCCAGTCATGTTTGGATTAGGTTCATTCATCACAACATCAGACACTTGATTAACAACAGTGTCATAATCCTTATAAAGTTTTAATGGTAAAGATGCTACTGTATTAGATAATCTACTAATCACACTAAAAATCGTCTCATTTGTAGCTAACTTTGCATTATCAATGCCCCAAAACTTTCTTCCAAACCATGAAGAGAAGTCAAATCCAGCACCTTTCCATCCGGCGGCCGCACCTTTTATTGCCCCCTTCACACGATCTAACATTTTCAAGTTCTCACCGCCTTTCTATTTAAAAAGATCGTTAACTGATACAAATTCAATATTTCCATCACCTTGTAATTGAGATAACATCGGGATTACTTCTGTATGGGCGTTTAAAAATGCTGCAAAACCATCAATCTTACGATATTTACTCTGTTTAGATGGTAAAAAGTTCCCGTTCCTATCTTCCACAAGCTTTACATTGTTCATATACCAACGGAAAAGACGGTTTTTATTACTTATTATTTTTCCATCCAATAACAATTCTTTTACATCCTTTAATGCTGGACTTAAAGTTAAATGCCCTTGTCGAACTGGTTCTGTATTAAATCCATATGCTTTCAAATCTTCATTCAAACGATAAGCATTTGCTGGGTCATAAGTAATTTTCTTTATGAAATACTGTTCGGATTGTTCGACAAACCAATCATAAACATACTCATACTTCACATACTCACCAGGTATAATGGTGAGCCAACCTTTGTCTTTAAACTCTTTAAAGTTAATATTCTCGTTATCACGATCTACTTTAGCTTGTGGAACCCAACTATGTGATAGTACAAAAACATTTCCATTATCTAAAGGAAACTCTAAACAGGCACTTGTAAAATCTTCTGTTGAAGATAAATCATAACCTGCAATACATTCTTTACCAGCTAATCCCTCTATATCTATAACTTCATCATTCCTTTTTAATATATCAATACCAACAAATGACATTTCATCATTATCGACAAAGATGTTAAATTGTTTTGTAATCCAGTCGTTCTTTTCAGCATCTGTATGTTTGTCAGTATTCCAATCATCAATAAGCGATGGAAGGTCTAGTGAAACTCCCATATTAGGATTTGCTTTAATCCATAGTTCAGGGTTCTCAATTTCATCCACATTATCCATTTCAGCCATGAAATAGAACTTTCTATCCTGGTCAATAACCCCTTCCAAAACATCAGCTGCAATTTCATAGTATTGAACAAGTGGTCCTTCAAGCTGATATCCTGCTGTAGTGATGTAAACAATCATTGGCTGTTTACGTGCGCCACGTGATTTTTTAATAACATTGATTAACTTAAAGTTTTTAAATTCATGTATTTCATCAAAAATACCAAGGTGTGTATTTAATCCGTCTAATTTCTTACTATCTGATGCACGAGGTTCAATTTTAGAATGAGTTTTATCATGGAAAATCCCTTTCTGATTTTCGCGTAAATGTTTCCGAAGAAATGGTGATTTTTGAACCATTGCACGACTTTCATCAAACAGTTCTCCAGCTTGCTGTTTTGTGTTGGCCAAAACATAAACACGAGCGCCTGGCTCATTATCTTTAGCAACAGCATAATTAGACAAACCAGAAATCATTGTAGTTTTTCCGTTTTTACGCCCAATAAAAATAAGGCCCTCACGAAAGCGCCTATAACCTGTATCTTTATGAACCCATCCATACAAAGAACCTATAACAAAGTGCTGCCATGGTTGAAGAACTAACCTTTTATAGTCACCTTTTGATGGGCGACAAAACTTTTCGATATATCGTATAGGTCGATGAGCTTTTTCTTCATCAAAAACCCAAGGGAACTCCTCAGTACCCTGTCTCTTCAAATCATTTAGATGACGTTGACATGACAAGATATTTTTCTTACTAGCTATTATGTTTCCTTTCACGACTTGTTCTGCATACCAGGTTGTTCTTAGTTCCGGAGATGGATCTACCAAAATATTAAAATGCTTTATCTGTTCATTTCGCCAATTTTTATACCAATTAGCTATTTCAGATGGTTTAGAAGTCGTCGAAATCATCATCAGAATCTCCAGTTAGCTCTTCTTGAAGCTTTTTACGGCTTGCCCCAGTTAACCCTAGCTCCCCTAAATATTGACGAATCTGCTGTAAATACTTAGGTATCTCTGGTATCAAAGTGTGCTTAGTCAGATTTGTAGCACCGGCTTTGTTTGTATATTCCATTGTCAGTCCTTCTTTTTTAACATTGGCCGCCATCTCCCTAAACATTTGATAACTGAAAGCAATCGCTTCAACTACAATAGGATCATTGATGTCAGCTTTTCCTTCTCCTTCTAAAACAGACCAAATACGAATCCAAGTATCTTTTCCTACCTTTTTTAAATGAGTAGGTGGTTTCCTCTCAATCAATCCTTTATCCACGATATCACCTCACTTACATTTTATGGATAAAAAGTATTAACGCAAAAATAAAAAGCCCTTGTTTTTAAGGATTACCCCCCTTTAGAAACACCACTTGCGTCGCGCACGAAGGTGGCATCCGGTCTGGGTGGAAACGGCTCTGAACAATAAAAGAAGGGGGGCTATATCAATTCTGTATTTGCTTTTGCTTTTACAACTAATATCTTTCTTTTTTTCTTCTTTTTCCCTCCACCCTTTTCAGGATGTTCTTTGTTATGACATCCATTACATAAACTAATTAAGTTATCTAATGTCAATGCAAGTTCGGGATATTCATTTCTTTCTTTGATATGATGAACCATATCAGCAGGTACTGGTATCAATGGATCGTGCTTCATACACTCTTGGCAACGGTAGTTGTCTCGTATCAACGCTAACTCTCTACACCTTCGCCAAGCTATGCTGTCGTAGAACTTCTTCGCTTCTTTATCCCGTTTGTATTTATCGTAGAATTTTCTTTGTTGTTTAGTTTTATATTCATTCATTACCTTTAACTATATTTCGAGCTATGACTTCACCATTACAATGTAATTCAACGGTTTCAACACCTACTGTATACTTGCTCATAACCTTTTCTAATTTTTCGAATGCACTTACACATTCGTTGATAGCTAATGTAAGTTCTTCAATATTTACTTTCGCTTCTGTCGTATCAATATCCATAAGAACTGAAACTATATTTTGTTTTGTCATTATTCAACACTCCTTGTCTTTTTTCTTTGTATAATAAAAAGCACCCGAATGGATGCTTTTCTCTCGATTATTCATTTATGTTTCAATTGCGGTACGTGAAGTTTTATCCTTTTTCCAATCACTTAATGTGTTACATTCATCTGTGCCAACATTATTAAGTAACTGGAAGAAGAGCAAAGCCCCTCTCCGTTTACACAACAGATTTGACTGTGAATCGAAAACAAGAAACAACATCTCATTCAATCCTCCACCATCACCCATAGCCTAACGATCCATTTGAGTTATAAAGGAATGCGAAAAATGTTTTCCGCCACTTCTCACAATACAAATATATCATGTTAAAAACCAAAACGTGTCCGTAAATAGTTCGCAAATTGTCCGCGAATAGTTCGCGAATCATATATAATAATCTTTAGAAAGGATGATTGATATTTTTATGAAAACTATTAAATTAGCAAAGCAAACAATGGTCGATGAATTTGAGGTAGATGGATTTTGGTTTGCCCCAAACAACCCAAATCATAAAGTACAGGGAACACTTTCGTTTTCTCCACAAGATGCATCTCTTAATTTACGCGGTAGTTTAACCCAAAGTGAAGATGATCCACTTGGTCTTCGTTCAAAAGTCGATTTCGATACTTTACATGGCGTAACATGGTCTGGAGAATCAGTTTGTTTATTTAATATTCATCGAGCATCTAATAGAATTAACAATTCAGGATTTCCCAGTCAAACATATAAGTTTAAATTCATGATTGTTGGTGGATATTTTTCTTCTGTTGAAGAGCTAATGTTTCAAAAAGTTTCTTTTAACAGTACTTATTTAGAAAGTTTCATGAATACATCAGCATTTACCCATGAATTTGAAAATAGTGAGAAGGGAATCTTGGAAAGTGCTAGCACTTCATTTAGGTATCCAGAAAGAAAAAAATGGGATGTCCCTAGTATAGACTGTACTTTTGCAACTAGTTCCCATTTTGATTTCGATACAAACGGTTATAAAAAAGTAAATATGGAATATAAAGCTTTATTAGAATTAATATCAAATTCAAGCCAAAACTATTACTGGTTCTTAAAGAAAATATACAATCTCTTAAATTTAATTTCTCTTTTCACTGGGAAAGAACAATTCTTAAAAGACCTATCTTTTAAAATTGAAGATACACCTGAGGTTCAAAATAATAAATTTAAAGTCTTCTTTACACAAAAAGAATTTAAAGAAGAAAAAGACCTCGATACATATAAGAGCATAACATTCCCTGATATAGAGAATGATTTAGCTGATTATTTAAATAAATGGTACCTCCTTTATGACGAATTAGAACCTTTATATAATCTATACATAAATACTAAGTTTCATGGCATTTATGACACCTGGAAATTTCTTAATTATACACGTATTCTCGAAGGCTATCATCGATTAAAATTTACAGATAGTACTTTCTGCAATCCTACGGACTATAATCCAATTAAAAATGCAGTTATATCTTATCTAGAAGAAATGATAACTGATGATACACTGCAAGAATTAAAGAAAAATATGCAAAATTCTATTTCTTATGCTTATGAGTACCCTTTTAAAAAGAGACTAATTGAGATCGCTAATTCAATTGACGAACCTATTTTCAAAGGGATTTTTAAAAGTAAAAAAGATATGAAAAGTTTTATGAATAAAGTAAAAGACACAAGAAATAAAATGACACATCCTCAAACCGAAGAAAGTAATATTTTTATTGATTTTAAATTATATCTAGCCAATATTAGATTAAGTGCTTTAATTAATGCTTTAATATTAATAGATTTGGGATTCCCCTCTGATTTTATTGAACATAAATTGTCTTATCTCTATTATCCTTTAGGCACTGCAAAAAGAGAGCTGAATTCATAAACAAAAAACGCGTAGAAAGATAATCTCTTCCTTCGCGTTTTTTTGATTTAAGTAAATAAGATTTTTTTTGCCCTTATAAAACCCATTAGTTTTTAATGTTTTTTATATTTTATGCCCATTTTCATCAAAACTGAATTAGCTATAAACTAGATTGTGTTAAATTCACCTATTCCGTTTAGCCTTAGATATATCAATCTCTTCAGCATTTTATAAAAATGAATTTGACACTTTCAGTTTAAAGCTAATTCAATAAGTGTTAAAAAAATAAAGGAATTAGATTCTAAACTTCCTTTGATAATCATTTAATGTATCTTGCTCCATTCCAATGTATCTCAATGTTTCTTTCTGATCTGTATGATTTAACATCTTTTGCAAAGCAACTACATCTTTAAATTGTTTGTAATGATGGTACCCATATGTTTTTCTAAGTGAATGAGTCCCTATACGTTCTAACCCAAACTCTTCTGCTGCTTGATTTAATATTACATAAGCCATGGCACGAGTAATTGGTTTATTCTTTCCATTCCTACTCTTAATCAGATATTCATTCTTTGGCTTTCCTTCTGTGTAATTCCTAATAGCTCTCTTCAGTTCTGAAGGCATCTTCACATCTTTAATCTTCCTTGTTTTCTTTTCACGTATCACAATATTCCAGCCTTCTACATCACGAACACGTAAACGTAATATGTCCGATATTCTGAACCCTGTATTAATACCAAGAAGAAACAGAATGTAGTTCCTCTCATTCTGCTTCTTATAGAATTCTTTTATTTCTTGTATTATTTCTTTATCTCGAATCGGCTGTACGATGTTCATACACTTTGCCCCTCTTTTTGTCTACGTGTTTTCAGAAATACCTCTTTCTTTAGATTGAAAGCTAAACGCAATATTGCACGTCCTTTCAACTTATAATACTTTGTTTTACCTATACCTAAATCCATCCAGATATCAGGATCATATCCAATATCATCTTCCATATAAAATTTAACTATTACCTCACGTTCATCATCTCTTAAGCGATTCACAGCATCATATAACCAACCCATAAATTTATTTCTTTCTTGTTCATACTCAATTCTTTCAATTGCAATGTTTTCAGTTGAACTATTAAACTCGTTTGTAATTGATGGAGGAACAATAGAATATGATGGCGTCACTTTTGGCAGCATATCACATGGCATTGTCGCTAAATATGTACGATACTCGTTAAATACTTTTTCAATTTCTTGTTTTGTTCTTTTCCCATCCACGATTGGCATTTTAAATGATAATTGTTTATTCATATTAAATTCCTCCATTGTTATTATTTTTGTCTTACTGCTCCACGTCTACGTTCATAACGTGGGCCACGAATTCCCATTAAATCTTCAATGTCACGAGTACTTAATTTTTCTTTTCTCTTTTTCTTATTTTTCTTTTTTGCTTGTTTTGATTGCTTTTTCCACTCACGTAGCTGATCCTTTAACACCTTCATTTCCCCATCTCCCTTTTCAAAATAAAAAGGACACCTATTCCTAAAACAGTTTTAATTGCTGTTTTAATGAATTGGTGTCCTCTAGTTTTCTAGCCGGACTGTATTCTGTTTGCATTTACTTTAAAATCCCAGCTTGTACAAAAATGTTTCTCCAAGCTTTATTGACTTGATACTTCTCCACTTCTTTTGCACGACGAGTAATCGCTTTTCTTACTTTTCGTTTCTTCAAAGGTTTCATTCTGCTAACCTCGCTTTCTATCGGATATATCCGCTTCCGCCTTCAATTACTTTATCGCCGATATGAATAAAACACTTTTCAAATGTTTTTGCGGGCGTAAGACTGACTTTAAATCCATCTATTTCTTTAATTTTTTTGACTCTCATATTAATCCCGTAACCTTCTCTTTTATGTGCTTCTTTCACTGCTTGATCTAAATTCTCTCGTACAATAAAATATTTTTCCCAATCAGTTTGAACCATAAATAATTCCATCAACCTGACCTCTTTCTAATAGGATTATTTTTTTAGTTCTCCTTCCAGCTCTCACCTTTACGTAAATGAATATTCCATGCCTGTCGATTTGTAAACCCTATTTTCTTCAGTTCTTTTATATTTTGTGGTTCTTCATAGGCGAAAGTCCCCCTGTATTCTTTGCCATAATCAAAACCAGAATCAACTACCTTATCGGAATCAATACTGACTTCTTGAATACCACCCTTTATTTCCACGCTTTCTCCATCTGGTGTTTCTATAAAAAATTTCACACCTTCTAAACTCACTCCCATTTCCCTAACCTCACTTTCTATTCAAAGGATTATTTTATTAAGTTTTCTATATCCAGTAGTTCTGGATTCTCATAGATATTCCCGACTAATTCAAGGTCTTCCCAATGTAAATCTTTTGTCGTGTACTTTGTTTCTCCGTAAGAGTCGAACTTATCTACGAAGCAAAAGGCACCCAATTTCTCCGAATACTCAACATAAAAAGGTAATTCGTCGAGGTCTTTTAAAATATCTCCTCCAAAGATCTTCTTGCCGTTTTTATCTTTAAGTCCTGTATACTGCATCAAGTCATATTTATCATCCAACTGATCATAGAGTGTTAAATCCAATTCGCAAAAATCGTATCCACTTTGTTCATGTTCCAAGATGATTAATGTCCCTACAAGACCTACATTATGATACATCTTCTTTTCTTCTTTTTCCCATGCTCTAAACTCCACTGTTTGCATTATTTTCTCTTCCTCCCCTGAATAAAACTCAATATTCCGTCAATAATATAGATACCATGATAATCTTTTCTCCTTGTTCCCCCTTGGAGAACCGAGCAGTTAGCTTTTGCTAGCTGCTCTTTTAATTGCACGTTTTTGTCTTAATACTCATATATTATTGAGAATCAAAATATGATTTTGTATTAAAGGGAAAGTATTCTTTTTCATTACTCTACAACCATTGCCTTGGGCCGAGCAGTTAGCTTTCGCTAGCTGCTCTTTTGTTTCGTTCCTCCTGTTTCTTAAAGACATCTTTACTCCTTCTTGAATAAAATCAATAATTCGGCATATAATATCTATGCATCTAGATCATTACCTTTGTATCGAGCAGTTAGACTGGGCTAACTGCTCTTTTATTTGTGACAAAATGAAATTTTTATTTAACTTTCTTGCATAACATTTTCACTTCTGCTCATACTATGGTTGTAATTCGCAATTACACCAGCAACATTTAATAAGCGCCGTTTTCTTTTTTTACCAGAACAGCTAGCTAATCTCGCTAGCTGTTTTATCATTTATTGAGTACAAAACATCGTTTTTATAAAAAACTTTTCACCCTTAAAACAGACAAGCATATATTATTGTATGGGGCACTCCAGTCCATACGTACACACCTTTTAGTCTAAGAGCACATTTATATGTGTGCTCTTTTTTTATTTACTTTCAAATTACGATTTTGTTCACTTTTTTGATACATTTATGAAACATTCATGTGTTATCTTTAGTAAGTTCTATTCTTTTTATAAAATCGTGTGAGATATACCAACACAAGAAGCCCTAGAGCCCTAACTCTAGGGCTTCTTCATTTAAATAAAGATTTATAAATATCGTTATTTCTAAATTTAATAATTTATGTTAAAATCATCTCATATCAATCTTTTTACTTTCACTTTAAAGATGATACTTTGATTGGGGTCCTAGTTTACTAGGGCCTATTTTTTATTTTTAAAATTTTATTTAAACCAATTCACCTATCTCATGTTTTGACATACAATACTACTACCTTTCTGTATAATGTGAGCTCGTCACTTTCGTTATAATGAGGCATAAGGAGCGCTCTCGATCAGCGCTCTTTTTATTTGTTGTCAAATAAGAATTTTGTTTAAAGTTTTATTTTTATCGCCCATCCACCTTTGCTATCAACCTCTATCCAGCCTGTAATATTTCTATTATGATATCTGTTACTTTTAACATTTCCCTTCCGTGATAGAACTTCTCCGCCTGTAAAAATCGCAAAAGATGGCATGTTATAACAACGAATCCATTTAAAAGTTGGATCTAATTTAGGCTGCAACCCCCTCTTCATCCGAAGTCTTTGCGAACGAATATCATCAGTACCTTCCTTATTCCAAAACCACATAGGCTCGTTATGCAACTTAGCTAATTGCCTATTCCTTGTACGTCTCATTCGCTCCATTCCCCTTTTCTCTCAAATAACTATTTTGTACTAATTAACTCCCAATCAAATGTTTCTAATATATTCAACAATCGTTCCACTTTTGGCGCTCGCCATGCCGTCATAGCGTATGTGTGAACCTTGCTTGTGTAATGATAGTGATTTAATTCAATATGCCTTTTAGCCTCTTCCTTTGTTAAAAACATGGTGTTAGGAACAATAAAGGATTCTTCTCTCTCATACACTAAGTAGCATTCATTAGTAACGTTTTCTTTTATCCAATCAAACACTTCATCTTCCGATCCATACTCATGTGCATCTTTCAATTCTTCAATTTGTTCGTCAGTATATTCTTCGTCCGTCTCTTCATTAAGGATATCCTCTACATATTCATCAAGCGGCGATGCTTCGCAGTCATCAATAAAGAATATAGTAGTTCTTTCATGTTCTCCTTCAGCTGTGATAACCCATTTATAATCCATTAAAGCCCAGTAGCGTGGCGATGCTTGGCAATCATTATCTTGTGTTTTTAACTCCTGCTGAAGTTCCTTTAAAAATTGAATATCCTTGTTCATTTCCCATTCCCCTTTTCGATTAAAATAACGCTTTGGTTTAGTTTTCAATAGTGAGGTTAATAGCCCCAGCCTGATCCAAACTAACTAATAAATTCTCTGCTACTGCCTTTGCCAAATGAGTAGCACATGCAATTTCCTTTCCGTCCACAAGAATTTTTGCTGTTTCCCCAACGTATTCAATTTTTACATCTTTCATATTTCACAGCTCCTTTTTCAAATAACGCTTTGGTTATAAATTAATCCTCTTGATCGTGAGGGATTTCTTCTTCACAATCCGTACAGCATGTTAATACTTCATAACCACCTACATATTTAGTATCGTGAAAATCAGATTCTCTTCCGCAAAATGTACATTTATTCATTTTTCATTCTCCTTTTTAATAAAATTCAAATTTTGTCTTACTTTACATCGACACGTGCTTGACTTGCTTCTCGACTAAAGCCGTCCGGATACCTTTTAGCTAATTTTGCGATATTCATTTGAGCAATATCTTCTAAGGTATACCCCATTTCGTGGGCCATAATGGAGAGATAGTACAAGATGTCCCCCAACTCTAAAGCTAATTTATGGGTATTTCCGTTCTCTTCTCCTAAACAATGAGCCGGATCAAATCCATGGCCATGAAAAATAGCTTTTTTTACAATATCAGCAACCTCACCAGATTCCCCTGAAAGTCCTAATGCTGCATTTAAAGCACGTCCACCAAAATCCTGATTTGTATTCCATGTACGTAATGCCGCTTCTTGATATTGATCTAATTCAGAAATTTGATTGTTGTTTATTAAGGCTTGTCCTTCCTTTGCTTTGCTCATTAATTTCGTCGCTTCTAATACTCCGTTTCCCATTATTTTCATTTTCATCGACTCCTCTTAACTAATATTTTTATTTTTAGACTTGGCTGGTGTTGTAGCTGCTTTTATCGGTTCCCATCCATAACTCAATCTGGATCTGAAAGTACTTACGCTGATGCCGTTGGATTCGGCAATCTTAACAAGTTCCTTCCTGTCCATTTGTTTACGGGTCGGAATACTTGCTGCATCTTTAGGATCCCAACCATTATTTACCCTGCTATAAAAAGTACTTGGATTGATTCCGTTTTCCGTTGCCAACTCCAACCACTTATTGCTTTTCCCTTCGTTCATATGCCAATATGTTCTTGGCGGTGTGGTCAATGCTTCTTGTAGTTCCCAACCGTATCTGTACATTCTCATGTAAAGAACCCTTCTACTAATACCGTTTGATTCAGCTTGCTGATATTCCTCATCAGTTAACCAACGATTGAAAGCCATAACTTTTCCTCCTAATCCAGTGCTAGAAATTCCGCTCTGGTACGATTCGAATGAGTTATCCTAATCTTCTGAATACCTTTCCCGTGCTCTTCTATTGTTGCATTCCAAGCGTCAGTTTCAGTTTTAGCATCAAAACAATCCATCTTTTGCCGTTCCTCTTTATCGTAAAAATGGACTTCATAGCTTGGATTCAAAAACTTTTCACTGGTGCTTATCGCGTTATAGTTGAAACTCCCCATAACATCATCAATAGTTAATTGCTTCATAATCGCATCCCCAGTTATTTTATTTTTTCAGTGATTGTAGTTGATACACGATCAACTTTCCCACCTTGCCAAGTGATTACTTGTTCCCCGAACCCTGTTACTGGAGGATTCAGTGGAGTAACCTCACCATTTTTAACCACATAAATTTTATTATCAGTAACATCGATTTCAACTTTCGTGGGCTTCATACGACTGAAATCCTCCTTTTTCTTGTTAGCTAACTTTTTGTTGCTTTTTACGTCGTAATTCTTGTTTCATTGATTCAAATTTTATTAACCATGCTTGCCAACGCTTATCGCTTTCCACTTGCTGTCGCTTTGCCACTTCACAATTACAACCATTCGTTTCAATTACACCAGGATAAGTTTCTTTACGAATAATCCCTGTATCATGACATAATACGCACATTTTTATTTCCTCCTTTTATGCTTCGATAAACCTTTGTAAGCGTTGCTTCGCTATCTCTCTTCTATAGCTAGCGGCTTCATTTTTTACTGTTAGGCTTGTCTCAACCATTCGGTCATATGAACGTTTTCCAACTTGGTTTTTCAACTCTTTTGGTTCCAAATTACTCGTATATAACGTAGGAAGTTCCTTTCTATACCGACCATCAATGATATTGAACAATTTTTCTTCTACCCATTCCGTAGTTTTTTCTGCTCCAATATCATCTAATATAAGTAAGTCGCATTCTAAAAGAGCTCTCATGATTTGAGTTTCGTTTTCCTTATTTTCACTATTGAACGTACTGCGGATGCGTTGTAATAATTCCGGAACACTTTGAAATACTACGATGTATCCTTTTTTAGAAAGCTCATTTACAATCGCGGCCGCTAAGTGTGTTTTACCATTACCAGGTTCTCCCCAAAGCATTAACGATTCCCCGTTCCACTCTTTAAAAGTCTTCACGTATTTCACTGCAACTTTATAAGCTGTCTCTGATCCATTTCTATCTAGAAACGATTCAAATGTACTTTTGGAGAACCTTTCCCCTAAGTTACTGATGCTGAACAACTTTTCTATTTCTCTCTTCTTAGCAAAGTTTTGAGCTTCACGTATTTTTGCTTCTTCACGTTCTACAACACACTCACATGTAGGGAGTATTTTGTTTTTTATACCTAACTGCGGAACTTCTACAGTGATTGCTGCGATATATTTATTACAGTGTTCGCATGTATACCCTTCTGTTTCTTCACTACAAGCCGATGTATTCACTATCCGAGTCATCACTCTTCCGATTGATTCCGACACGCTTTTTCACTCCTTTATTTCGTTGATATTCAGTTTCTAAAGCATCAACATCTTTTAAAGTTTTCACGTTATTGTTAACCCACTGTTTTAAAATGCCCTCAGCATAATTCCATTTCTTCTGCTGTTTCAAAGCACGTTCCATAGCTGCTTGTACAAGTTCTTCGCTTGTATCATTTACCCATTGAGCGATACTTTCGGCTATGAATGAATTTAAAATACCGAAATTATTTTCGTAGAAAGAGAAGATGCTACTACTACTTTGTATATTAGTACTTAGTTCTTTAGTATTTAGTTCTTTAGTACTTAGTAGCGTTGGATTTTCCATAAATGGAACTTCCATTTGTGGTTTTTCCACTTGTGGATTTTCCATATGTGGATTCTCCACTTGTGGAACTTCATAAATAATCGTCTCCCAGTTAGTTATCTTTCCCTTTTCGTTTTTCACAGGAAACCTTCTAACATAACCGAATTTTTTTAGTTCTTTCATCCCTACCCTTAAACTATCAATTCCATCTTTCGCATGAGTAGATATTTCCTCCATGTAAAACACCCAATCATCTGGTAACGATAAAATGTAAGCCAATATTCCTTTTGCTTTCCAACTTAAACGTTCGTCTCGAAGACCTGTATTATTAATGGTTGTGTAATTTTTACTTTTATTAACTCGAAACGTTGCCATATAGTTACCTCCTCGTACAAACTGCCACATATGCTTGTCCGCTTTTGATTATTCGTTGAATTTCATAATGCGGATAACCAACTTTGAAATACTGTTCAATCATTTCCTTTAATTCGTCCTTGCTCTCTGCTAAGTTCCAGAATTTATTAGGTAATAGCACTTGATATTCAGTTAAACGCATGTACTATTTCCCTACTTTCCGTGATATACTTATAACAAATGTTTTTTCTTAAAGGACCCACTGCCATGGGTCTTTTTATTTTGTTCTACGTCACTCCAAGCCCACCGTTTTATTGGTTCGTAAGTAATGTAAAGTAGCAATATACTAAATGCGATAAACATTGCGAATGCTACTAATGATGTTGTATCTTCCACTAAATCACCTCCTTATCTTTCAGATAGCCATTGCAACAGAAACTCTTTAGCTTTTTGAGATGGAAAGTACCATTTTGAACCAACTTTAAATTTGGGGAACCTTGGATCAAAGAAAAATTCTTTTTGAATTGTGTTCCAACTCATACATGTTCTTCTTTTTAATTCATTCGTGTCCCAAAATACCAACTCAGCATCGACAATCCTTACTTTTTCTTCGACTTTTTCTAAGTAAATTTTTCTAACTTCTTTTTCATCAACTTGTACGCTAATCATTTTTTACATCTCCTTTTCTATAAAGTACCTATTAAGAAATGAAATCATCTAATGCACCAGGTCTTTCTAGCGGATACCATCCTGCGATAAACCGCATAGCATTTTGATAATATTTCCTTGGGATTTTATCGTATTTAGCTACCCCAAAATGTCTTTTCAGCGCACCATATATTCCCTGATACGACGCATTGATATAACCTTCTTTTTTAAGTTCAAAAACACGTTGTTTTACCTTACGCTGCACAGCTCCTTTATGTTGCTCAGTAAGCCATAGTTCGTTATCTACTAAAAGTTTCATTTTGTTCATTTCTTCTTCCGTATGATCTTGCCGTGATTTTATTTGTTTTAGCTCAGTCATACTATAGATAATTGCATCTTCAACACTTTTAGGTTGTTGCTGCAACTTTTGAATATGTTCTTTCATTCGTTTAAACTCTTGTAAGAACTTAATTTTCATTTTCATTGCCTCTGGTGTTATGTAGCTCATTGCAACAATTGCAAATGCATCTTCTGTAAGATTGAATTTTGGATACCATTGTTTATTTTGAAAATGCTTGTATTGGGTATGCTCAAAGTTGAGCTGCCCCCATTCCATTTCATTTGCTTCAGCCAATTTTTCTAACTGGACCTCAACATCTCGAATTACATTTTTATGTTCTTTCCCAAACATTTGAGCCATTGTTAAACTGTCTGTAACAACTTGATTTCCTTCCATAAAAACAAACTCACTTACTGGATGGCGCAAAACTTGTAATTGATTCACTTTCTTTCCTCCTTAACAGGTTTGCTTCAAGCAAACCTTTTACTAAAAAAATAAGACATTCTATGATGACTCTTTCAAAAGTTCTTCTGTTTTTACATCTAATAATTTCGCTAACATAACTAGTCTGGTTATACTTGGTTGTCTATTTCCTAATTCTAAGTTGCAATAAATAGATTTATTTTTATAACCAATAGCGTGAGCTACGAAGCTTTGGCTGTAGCCTAAATCAGACCGTAATTTCTTAACCTTTTCTGTATCAAGTACTAGCATTGTATCACCTCATGTGTTTCGTTAATTTGATTATATAACAGGGGGTTGCTTAAAGCAACCCCCTGTTATAAAAAAATAAAGGTTGTCTTGTAGCAAACCTTTTTGTTACATTTTATATAAGGAGTCTTATATAGAGTCTTATATAGAGTCTAAAAGAGTCTATAGTTAACTAAGGGGAGTTTTAAATGGATAATAACGTGATAGGTAATAGGATTAAGGAAATACGTGTCGATATGTTAAAAATGAGTCAAAGAGAGTTTGCTGAAGCTTTAGATGCGAAGAAAACAATGATTTCGTTGTACGAAAATGGAAAACGAAATCCGTCAAGGGAAACTGTTGAAAAAATATCTAGACTTTCAAAGGTGTCTGCTGATTACATCATGGGTCTATCAGAACATAGAACATTAAATGCTGAAAAGTCAAAAAATGCAACAAACGATACAAATTCGTTATTAGAACAATTGCAGAATTTAGATCAGGAAAAATTAAAAAGAATAATGGAAATAATAAACGAATAAAGAGATGGGATCTAGTTGCTTCCCATCTCTTTTTTTATTTTTAAAATTTTTTCGAGTGCTTTTGGATCTCCGTTATGTACTTTTTCGAACAACTCTTTGATTCCCTTCGTTAACTCTACCATATTTACATTTTTCATCCCCAACATCCTCCGATATCTCCATAATAGTTTGTGAATAATTCACAAAAATTCTATAAAACTCTATTTTTAAAAATACAGAACTTCCCCAGAAAGCACGAATGCGATTGCCCATTGGTATAGGCAATCGCATTCTAATTCATATATATCTATTACAGGCCGCCACCACCTGGATCAACCATCATACGTTGAACAGCTGGTTTCTGTACGTCTTGTTTAGGTTCTTCTTTTTTTTGGTCAGCAGAGAAAGTGAACATTCCTGCCATTAATAAAATAGGTAAAAGTGCTAAAATCTTTTTCAATCATTACACCTCTTCTCTAAAGATAATTATACCATTTTTTCAAGAATAGCCCAAGTATCTTTTAGGTAATTGAGAATAAAAAATATTCCCTTTTTCCTCAAATATCTCAAGTGATTCCTCCAAGAGTTTGCGATCATTACGAGCAAGACCTAAATAAAATTTTTGAAATGCTGACAGTCTTCCTTGCGTCTTAAGCAAATCCATTAATATCTCTTCTGCATTTTTATTGTTCCCTAACTTTATTTCTAAATAAGCTCTTTCAGCAGAATGAATTTCCAAATTACCAACTGGCTTGTCCCAATGTATTTTTAGAAATACTATTGTTTGAAGAATAAGTTTCTTTTTATCCTTTAAGCGTTGGTTAAATGGATTCCCTAAATTCTCCAAGGACTTTTGCAAGAAATTCATAGCCTTATTATAATCGCTAAAAATATATGACTCTCCTAAATTACAAAAAGCATTTACTCTTTGAATATTAAATTGTGGATTGCTACCACATTGCTCAATTAACTCTAAAGAAAACTTTCTACACTCATTTACATTGCCGCGAAGTAAATGTATTGCAGAAAGTATTTCAATTATACGATGATTGTAACTCGATTTAATAAATCGATTTTTTCTGACACTTATTTGTTTAACCTTTTCTTCTGCGTTTTTCACATAGTTAAGGATAGATCTATAATTGCCTGTATCATATAACAAATAACACATCAACAAGTCGCACATAGCACTATTTTCTACATACTTTACTTTTTTGCGAATTTCTTCTAACTGATTTAACAGTTCATCACCATTAAATCGTTCTAAGCTTCTTTTATACAATAGTTCATATACAATGGCTGCTTCACGATTTTTTGCATATAATGAACCTTTTTCTCTTTCAATCATTGTATATAATAATTCTAATTCACCACGATATGAAGTGTATTCTAATGTTTCTCTATAACTTCCGTAATCTTTTTCAGAGTTCAAATTTACATACTCCATAATCATCTTTCTCCTGAGATCATGATCATTATTATACGCACACATAAGCGCACCGGAGAATTGATAAAATTTCATATCTCTCTTACCGCTAAAAGTTTCTGATATTGTGCTCTTACCAACTTGTAATTGTTTGGCCAATTCGCCATCTGTCACACCTATTGCAAATAAATCATTATGAAGTTTGTTTAATAATCTTTGCACTGTTTTGCTCCTCCTTACCGGAACAAAAGACACGTTATACCCATTTTTTAATTTTTAAAGGAAAACGCGTCACTACATTCAAAAGCTGTGTTATAATCTATGTAAGACTTGCAGTAAGTGTTTTCCCTAGCGCGATTAGGGAAAGCGGTACTTAAGGTGTTCGCTGCACCTTAGTACGCGCTGTGAGTCTTTTTACGTCCGTTTTTAATTATTTTCATAATAACACATTTTTCCCAAAATTCGGTCATGCAGTTACCTGACAATTGTTGAGAAAGTTTGAATAACGCAATATTACAGCGTTTATCTCATAAAAACTCTCGAACCGAAGGCTTTATATGCATATTTTACCACAAACACGAACTTTTGTTCTATTTTATTTTAAATTAAAATATATTTTCTATCAATTTAATATAAATGACAGTAAATCTATCATTTATAGTATATCGATATGTATATAATTATACTTGTACTATGAAAACATTTAGTGAAACTTTAAAAGCGTTAAGAAAAAGTCGTTCATTAAGGCAAGAAGATTTAGCTCACGAACTAAACCTTAGTAGAAGCCAAATAAATAATTACGAAAATGGTTTTTCTGAGCCTGATCTCACTACATTATTTCGCCTCGCTTCCTATTTCAATGTAACACTTGATGTACTTACAGGATACATTGATAATTCGGATGATGAAATGTTACATAATACTCTGCTTGGCGTTCAGAAAACATATGGGGTGTTATCTGAACATCAAAGAAAAAACTTCTGCAAACAACTAGACTATTATGTGCGTTTCCTTGGTGAGAATAATGAAATATTATGATTTGATTTCATCATAAAAGAAATCATTTCCAATTTCAAATTGTAAAATTTTCTTCATTTTACAATTTGAGCAAGAGAGCGACTGCTCTCTTTTTTTATTTTCTACAATTTAGTCAAATTGAATGATTTCTATAAAGTTTTCTTAAAATAAAGGTATTCCCCTCTAGCTCTGTAGAAGATATAATAAAAATTGGTAAGTTTTTCTTAAAATATACAATTATGGGGTGTACTTATGAGTAAAGAATTGGATTTCAAATTAGAAACTATTAAAGGTAACTCTTATCAAAGAATTTACGCTAATGATACACATCTAGCTAGAACAGCTGATATGTTTACTATTGATTTCATCGAAGAATATGTCGATTCTATTAAAATGTATGAGAGAGATTCCGATGATGAAAAAGTTTATCTAACTAGAGAGCTTAAAGGTGCAGTAGCATTACCAATAGAAGAGGCAAGGGATTTAGCTAATAGAATCCTAGGATGGCTTGGAGAAGAAGAGGAAAAAATAAAAAAAGAAGAAGTTGAAATGTCATGAGTACTGAAACCTTAGTAAAAACTAAAGCTCAAATCTATGATATACGTGAATATACAAATCGGGACAATCGAGATTTATTTGAAGATTTTTCTTCTAATAAGTATGATGATTTCATTAAAAAACAAAATGAAATGTATAAGATGATACACAGTATTCAAAAGCATGTTGTACCACCAAAGTATCACGAAATAGATTTTTTTGCAGATATCAAAAAGCTTGAAGTCACTAAGACGACTGTACCTGATCCGCAAACAAAAACATACATAGATGAGTCAACGCATAACTTTAGTAAGAATAAAGAATATGTGGATGGAGGGACTACTATGGTAATAGAACCAAAAAGATTAGTATCTCTAACCCTAAAAAATGAGTCATTTGTTCAAGAACTCTATTCTTACACAGAAGGTGATGTTGAAAACTTTATTATTATTTTAAAGAATAATAGCATTGAAGTAACTTCTCGTTTGACTGACCTATATTGGGAACTTTTTGATGAATTCGATGAGCAAATGCCCGGATATTCATTTGAATTTTGTACAAAAGACGGGCAAAAATTCGATTTAGCTGATCTTCCCAATAATCATGTAAAGTTATAACATTTTAAATCATTGTTATTAATAAGAATTTATTCAAAGGGGTAGTGTTAAAGTGATACCATCTGTTGCAGGACATACAGATCAATACAATAAAAATAAAAATTTTTTAAATCACCTTTCTACATCAAAAGAGCCTGAGCACAATTGGATCATAACTGTAGCATTTTATACTGCATTGCACCTAGTTGAAAAAGAGTTGAAAAATAAAGGTCTTAGTGCTACTAATCATGTGAATCGAAATACTCTTATTGGTAAACAATTAAAAAATATCCGAAAAGAATATATTAATTTATATCGTAAGAGTAGAGAATCTAGATATGACTGCTTTATTTTTAAACAGGTTGATTCAGATTGGGCAATTAATCAATTAAATATAATTGAGAGCAAATTAAGTTCTTGATAAAAAACACTCACCTGAGTGTTTTTTATTTATGTGAAGTATACTTATTACCTTTTACAATTATTAGGTCATCATGCTATTATTCAATTACAATTAATGTACAAGGTATACACAAATGTATATCAGCTTAAACACATGAAAAGGAGGTTTCTTATGGCTAGCTTTAGAAAAGTGAGCAACGGTTGGCAATATAGAATTAAGTTCAAAGACCCCTATACTCACCAGTACAAAGAAAAAACTAAACGTGGCTTTAAAACAAAAAAAGAAGCCCAAATTGCGGCTGCTGAAGAAGAGCAAAAGATTTTAAATGGTTTTGAGATTGAAAATGTTCCAACGTCTTTAAAGTACTTTTTAGAAGATTGGCTTAAAGTGTACAAAGAAAATACTGTAAGAAAAAACACATTCATCCTACACAAACGAAACATTGAAAAACACATCATCCCGTATTTTAAAAATATTAATTTAAAAGATTTAAAGCCAATGATGTATCAAAATTTTATTAATCATCTCACTGATCAAGGATACAGTAAGGGAACTGTAAAAATAATTCATCGAACTATGAATAATGCAATGTGTAAGGCTGTTAGTTTAAAAAAGATTGGAACAAACCCTTGTGATGATGTTGTAATTTCGAATAAAAATCAAAAAAAAGAGGAAGGTCTCAAGTATATGCGTACAGAAGACATTCCACGATTCTTAAAAGCATCTTATCAATATAATTATATATATTATATCTTTTTTAAGACACTTATCAATACTGGAATGCGAAAAGGTGAAGCTGCCGCACTTCAATGGAGTGATATTGATTTTAAAGAACAAACGATAAATATTACAAAGACATTAGATTTCACAGCTAAAGATGATGAAGAACTATTCGGTGATACAAAAACATTTTCATCCAGACGAACAATTATGATTCCAGCTCCACTCGCTAAAGATTTGTTAAATCATAAGAAATGGCAAAATGAGAATAAATTAGTATTACAAGAAAGTTATAAACATGATTTAGATTTAGTTTTCACCAGAACTGACGGTAATTTCTTACCAAAATCAACTTTATTTAATGCCTTTTCAAGAATCTTGAAAAAGGTTAATATACCTAGTCTTGATATCCATTCTCTAAGACATACGCACGCTGTTTTGTTATTAGAATCAGGCGCTAATTTAAAATATATACAAGAACGATTAGGTCATAAAAGTATCGAAATGACATCCAATGTCTATTCACATATTAGTGATAAAATCAATAAAGACTCTATTTCTGAATTTGAAAAGTATATGAGTTATGTTTTGGAGTAG